AAATCGGCAATGCTGGCTCGTCGATCACGTCATTCTGTCCGGCCGGACCAGCGAGGAGCAGATCTGGAGCGAGTTGACGGAGATTCGGCTTCGATCCTACCGCCACCCGGGCGGGGCGATGCTCAACATCGCCCGTTTCTGCGTCGATTCCGGCTTTGAGTCCCAGATGGTGTACCGATGGGTACGCGAGCAGCACACGCCGGACGTGATGGCCGTGGACGGTCGGACGAGCTTGGGCGGAATGACAGTCGGGCAGCCTTCGCCGGTCGATGTGGACATCGCCGGACGCAAAATCAAGCGCGGAATCAGGGTATGGCCGGTCGATACCGGGAAGCTGAAATCGGAACTCTACGGGCGCCTCAACCTTCCCAAGCCGGAGGATGGGGAACCTTATCCGAACGGCTACCTGCACTTGCCGCAGGTTTCCGAGGAGTTCTGCCGCCAACTCACCGCGGAGCACCTCGTCACGAAGCTGAACAACAAGGGCTACCGGATTCATCAGTGGGAAAAAATGAGAGATCGGAACGAGGCGATGGACTGTCATGTCTATTCCCGCGCCGGAGCTCACCAGTTGGGCGTGGATCGATTCAGCGAGCGTGAATGGAGGCGGATCGAGGCGATAGTTCTTCCGGCCGGTGAGATTCCGGTTCCTGCACCTTCGCCGGAGGTCGAGCCTATCCCACAGGTTCCCGCTGCCATCTATTCGCAGGAGCCCGCTCCTCCCCCACCGGCATATCAGGTACAGGCTCCGCGACCGAAGGCAAAGATGCCGCGCGTGTTCCGCTCGAACTGGCTCGGACGATGACCCTCGCAGAACTACAAACTCGACGCGATACTCTCCTCAAGAACATCGCAAACGCCCACAAGCAACTCACAAAGGGCGACAAGAGCGTAACGTTTCAGGACATCACGGCCATGGAGAAGGCTCTCGCCATCATCGACAGCGAGATCGACAAAGAGAGCGGCACGACCGTCGCGAAAACAATTCGCCTCTACACGAAGGAATATTGAAACGCCAAGCCACAGTAATGCAGCGGATGGCCGCATGGGTGGCCGCCCCTCTGCGCGCGGCCGCGAACGCCTTGACGCCGAGCTATGACGCGGTAGGTGGCCGCCGCCGAGTTCAGAACTGGAGCCCGGGCAACGAGAGCATCAATGCCCTGCTGCAGGGAGCCGGCGAGGAACTGCGGACAAAGGCGCGTGATGTCATTCGGTGGAACCAGTGGGCCGGAAATGCGGTCGAGAGTTTCGTCTCAAACGCGATCGGCTCTGGAATTGTTCCGCAGTCTCAGCACTCGGACCCGAGGATTCGCGAAGCACTTCATACGGCCTGGGCGGCGTGGACGGACGAAGCGGATTCCGCCGGCGTGTCCGATTTTTACGGCCTGCAGGCGCTGGCGTGCCGGGAAACGGTCGAGGCGGGGGAGGTGTTTGCCAGACTGCGCCCGCGGCGCGCCTCCGACGGGCTTACTGTTCCGCTGCAAATTCAACTCATCGAGGGAGAGCATGTCCCACTGTGGAAGAACGAGGAATTCGGCTCCTCTTACGTGCGGAGCGGGATTGAGTTCAGTTCCGGCGGCGCCGTTCGGCCGGAGAAGCGGCTGGCGTACTGGATGTATCCCGAGCACCCCTCTGACAACATCCAACGGGTGAACAATGAGCCGAAGCGGATTCCGGCCTCGGAAGTGCTGCATGTCTTTCGGCCGATCCGCGCCGGGCAGCACCGCGGCGAAACCTGGCTCGCAAAAATCCTCGTTCAGTTGCACGAAATTGTGAAGTACGATTCGGCCGAGCTGATGCGAAAACAAATTGCGGCGATGTTTGCCGGCTTCATCGAGGATTACGATCCGGCAAACCCGTTGCTGCAGACCGACGAAGAGGATGACGACGGAACGCCGATGGGCGGGCTCGAGCCAGGGACGATTCAAGTTCTCCCGAACGGGAAGAAAATCACATTCGCCGAGCCTTCCGATGTCGGCGGGATGTATCCCGAATACATGCGCCTGCAGTTGCGTAAGGTGGCCGCCGGGTTCATGTTTGCGACCTACGAGCAATTGACCGGCGACCTTACCGGAGTCAATTACAGTTCGATCCGTGCGGGACTGCTCGAATTCCGCCGCCGGTGCGAAATGTTCCAGTTCCAGGTCATGGTGTTTCAGTTCTGCCGGCCGATCTGGAAGGCTTGGCTGGATGCCGCCGCGCTGGCTGGTGTGATCAATGCCCTCGATTACGTGCGCCGCCCGAGCGAGTACCTTCGCGTCGAGTGGAGGCCTCAAGCTTGGCCGTGGGTGGACCCGCTCAAAGATCTCGAAGCCGAAGTTCTGGCGATCGACAACCTACTCAAATCCCGCTCCGCGGCGATCAAAGAGCGTGGCTACGATCCGGAGCGCGTCGATCGCGAGATCGCGGACGACCAGAAGCGTGAAAAGTCGATGGGGCTCGAGCGGCGCGACAAGGGGACCGCCGCGCAACAGCAGCCGGAAGATCAAACTCTACAAAGGAAGAAACCAAATGTTGCCTAACCTTCCCCGCTTCGCCCAATTGTTTCTGCAGGAGTACGGCACGCGCCCTCTTCTGATCGAAGAGAAAGCGATGTCCGGTTACATCGAGCCTCACGATCCGGAGGACGATCCGGAAGACATCGAAATGGTTGGCGTCTACGGAATGCTTACCGAGGATTCTCCGTGGTTCGGTACGACCTACTCGCGCATTCGTGAGAAGGTGCAAACGGCGCTGGACAATCCGAATTGCAAGGGCATTCTGCTCTGTATCGACTCGCCTGGCGGATCGACTGATCACGCTTTCGAGACGGCGGAATTCCTGGCCGACGCCGCAAAGAAGAAGCCCATGTGGGCGGTCGCCGACGTCAACGCCTACTCCGCAGCCTATCTGCTCGCCTCCGCCGCAAGTCGTATCTATGCCGCGCCCACCTCCGGCGGGGTTGGATCCATCGGCGTGTATGCGGCACACGTTGAATTCAGCGGAATGCTCGACAAAGAGGGGATTGGGGTAACGCTGATTTCAGCGGGCAAGGGGAAGACCGACGGAAATCCATACAAGCCTCTTTCGAAAGAGGCGAGGGAGAAGATTCAGGCCGAGGTGGACCGGTTGTACGAGTCCTTCGTCGCCTTTGTTTCTCGCGGGCGCGGCTTGTCGGCCGACGCCATCACGACATTGGGAGCGGCGCTGGCGCATGGAGCAGACGCGGTTTCCTCGGGGCTTGCCGATGGCATCGGCACGATCGAGGAAGTCATGGAAAAGTTCCATTCGAAAGTTTCAGCCCCAACTACCTCCGCGCAGGCACCCGCCGGCGCGAATTCACACGCAGGAGTCTCTATGAGCGACGTAAAACAGGCGGGCGCCGCGGCGGCTGCCGAGGAAGAAGTGCAGCACCAGGAGCAGAGCGAGGAGGCAACGCAGGAAAAGGTAGAAGCAACCAAGCCTGCCGCGCCATCCTTTGCCGAGGCGCAAGAGATCGGCCAACTCTGCAAGTTGGCTGGTTTGCTTGGCAAGACTGCGGAAATGCTCGAAATGCGAGTCAAAGGCAAATCCATGGAGGAGATTCGCACTACGCTGATCAACTCCAAGGCGGAAGGCAGCCAGGAAATTCGCAGCAATCCTCTGCCGAAGACCGGCACGACCGAAGTATACGAACCCGCGAACGGGCCTCTCATGAAAGCCATGAAGGCACTCGGCGGAGAAGGGAAGGTGGCGTAAATGTCCACAATGAGCGAACGCAACTATCTTTCGGACTGGCTCGCATGGGAGCAGGACCGCAACTACTCCCGAGAGAAAATCACCATCACCGCAGGCAGCGGATCCGCCCGTGCGTTGACCGACGGCATGGTGCTCGGGAAAATCTCGAAGGGTACCGCGACCGGGGCTGCGGTAGCCGGGAACACTGGTGGCAGCACGATTACAGCCAGTCCCACCGTTGGCGCCGATGCGAAGGTGGGCGTGTATCGCCTGACCTGCGTTCTTGGTGGCGCCACTGGCCGATTCCAGGTCGAAGATCCGGACGGCATCGTGATCGGGCATGCCATCGTGGGCACTCAGTTCACGACGCATCTCACGTTCACCATCACGGACGGCACCCCGGATTCCGCCGCTGGCGATGCATTCACCATCACGGTGGCCGCCGGTGCCGGAACTTATCAGCAGATCGATTTCAGCGGCGCAACCGGAATCGAGGATGCGGCAGGGATTTTGATCGGCGATGCGACGGCGCCCGATGGCTCGGCGGGAGAAGGTGTTGCGCTTGTGCGCAATGCGCGAATCGTTCCCGGCAAGTTGACGTGGCCCGCAGGCGCAACCAACAACCAGAAAAATGCAGCGCTCGCGCAGTTGCTGGCGCTCGGAATTATCCAGGCCGACGCGGCCTAAAGGAGACGACAGAACACCATGACCACCAATCCCTTTACCGCCACCGGCTACGATCTGATTTCGATGACGATGGCGATCAACAAGGTGCCGGACGCCCAGCGCGTCATCGGCATCACGGAACGCCTCGGCATTTTCCAGGCGCGCTCCATTACCACGACATCGTTCAGCGTGGAAGAGCTGAACGGAGTCCTGAATTTGCTTCAGAGCCAGCCCCGCGGCGGCCCGGTGCCGAAAAACACTACGGCAAAGCGCAAACTGCGCAGCTTCACCGTGCCTCACTTTCCGCTCGAAGACGTGATCCGGCCAGAGGACGTCCAGAACGTCCGCGCGTTCGGATCCGACAACATGACCGAGACGATTGCCTCGGTGATGGCGCGGAAGTTGGCCGAAATGCGCATGAAGCACGATCCCACGCGCGAGTGGCTTCGCTTGAACGCTCTCAAGGGTATCGTGCTAGATGCCGACGCAACCGAGATCTATGACTTCTTTGACGAGTTCGGCCTGACTCAGCAGAGTCAGTCTTTCGAACTCGATCAGTCGACGACTGACGTCAATGAGGAATGCCGCACAGCGCTCCGCTACATGCGCACGAACCTCAAGGGCGACACGATGACCGGTGCCGTCGCTCTCTGCTCGCCGACGTTCTACGACGCCCTCATCAAGCACTCCAGCGTCAAGGATGCCTTCAAGTACTTCAACACGCAGCAGGGCCAGAACCTTTCCGCCGACGTGAGCGGCCGGTTCACCTTTGCTGGAATCGCATTCGAGCCGATCGAGTCATCGACCACTGACCCGAGCGGGAATGCTCGCAAGTTCATCACCGACGATGAGGCGATGCTGGTTCCGCTCGGCACCAACAGCACCTTCCAGGAAGTCATCGCACCGGCGGACTTTATGGAGACGGCGAACACAATGGGTCTGCCGTTCTACGCAAAACAGGAGCCCATGAAGTTCAACCGCGGCACCGAAGTCCACACCCAGATGAATATTCTGCCGATGTGTACTCGGCCGGAAGTTCTGCTGCGGCTCACCCTCACCTAAGTCGGACCCTTTCCCCCACAGAAGAGGAACCAACCCATGACCAATCTCCGTACAGCGCCGCTCACCCGAAGGGCGGCGCTGCTCCTTCTCCTGTCGGTGGCGGTTCCGGCGATTGCGCAGGGGCCGTTCCTAAACCGGCGCACGGCCACGATCTCGGGCGGCCAGTCCCTGACAGCCTCAATTGACCTGAAAGATCAGCCGATCGTTGCGATTCAGATCCCGTCCTCTTGGACTGCGGCGAACCTCACTTTTCAGGGTTCAAACGACGGGAGCACATTCGTCGACGTTTACAATTCCTACGGCGACGAGTTCAGCGTGACCGCGGCCGCAAGCAGATACATCGTGCTTTCGCCATTCGAATTTCAATGGGCTCGCTACATCAAAATCAGGTCAGGCACCACCGGAACACCGGTAAATCAGGGCGCTGACCGAACCCTCGTGATTGTCACTCGCCGCGTGCTCTAACCCTTTTGGCTCTCATCGACGACATCCTAGCGGAAGCTCTTCCGGGTCCCCTCAAGGACAACTTTGGGGATGCGGTGACCTATGTCCATAAGCCGAGCGATGTCGAGGATGAAATCACGGCAATTTTCAGCGATCCTGGCCCGGAGTCGGCATTCCCCGGCGCCACCACCATTCTTGAGGTAGTTGTCGCTGATCTCTCGGCGGCCCCTGCCAAGAACGATGAAATCCACTATGACGGAGCCGAGTATGTGGTGTTCGATCTTCGCATTGACGAGATCGGATTCGCGCTCCTGGGTCTGAGAAAGAAGCGTGGTTAATCCCAACGACATTACCTCTGCCGTGGTTACCAAAATCCGGGCAATAGCGACAGTAGTGGCTCTCGTTGGGGGAGATTCTTCCGCTATTTACGCCTATGAGCCGAGCTTTCCAGATGCAGCGAGCCTGGAGCAGGCACTCAATGAGATGGTGGCCCCGTCGGTGCTCGTCTGCCACCGCGGATTCTCTACAGGTGTCGAGGCTGTCTCGCGAACTCATCAAATCTCAATCTTTGTCGTTCCGAGCGGGAGCCCATGGGATCTGATTATTGCGATCGCGGAGGGTATTCCCACGGGAGACGTGGAAAGGTTCGCCGATCTTGAAGTCATGGCCGAACTGGATCCTCCGCACGAGTATTCGGCGCTCGATCCGAC